CGGGCTGAAGACTGGCGCAGGGCGGATGGCAGTACCGGGTCATATTGCTCACCCAGCGTTTCCGCCATTTCTTCCTGAAGTGCGCTGATTCGCTCCTGTGCTTCCTGTATCTGCCGTTCGGTTTTAGCGCGAAGTTTTTCTGAGCTTTTACCGAACTGCATGCGCTGCAGTTTCGCAACCAGCGCCTTCAGCCGGTTGATTTCGGAAGCATAAGCCGCCACCCGCTGTGAGAGCAGGCGGTTGTATTTCGCCATCTGGCGGATGGTGTCCTGTTGCGTCTGCAACAGTGCCCGCAGGCGGGCATTCTCATGAGCAAGTGAGGTGTCCATATCCTCACTTTACAACGGGTTATATGCGGATGCCAGCGCGTTCCGTTCGTTTCGGGTGCTTCCAGTCGATGCCTTCGAGAAGCATGGACAACTGAGCCGGAGTAAGGTGAACCTTTCCATCGCGGGTGACCGGCCAGACGAAGCGGCCCCGCTCCAGGCGTTTGGTGAAGAGGCACAGTCCGTCACTGTCAGCCCACAGCACTTTTATCTGGTCACCCCGGCGTCCGCGGAAGATGAACAGATGCCCGGAGAACGGGTCATCCTTCAGGACGTTCTGAACTTTTGAGGCCAGGCCGTTAAAGCCATTTCGCATATCGGTGATACCGGCAACCAGCCAGATACGCGAACCGGCAGGGAGAGATATCATCAGTGGCTGCTCCCTTTCATTTCGCGGATAAGTGTCTGTAATAACGCCGGTGTCAGTTCACCTTTCAGCCTGAGAGTTCCGGCCGGCAGAACCAGCTCGCAGCACAGACTGTCTGGCAGTGTATTTATCTGTTCAGGTATCTGCACTGGTGCCGGGATTTTATTATCCGGCTCCGGAGTTAACGTCACGGGAAGTAGCGATGTTTCATGTTCGCCGGGCGGTTGCAGGCCACCGTTACGCCAGAGATGCCGCCAGTTAAAGAGCAGGTTATCGTTAATTCCATTCTCTCGAGCTATTTGTGCGACACAGGCACCGGGTAAAAGAGTTTGCTGAACCAGTCTCCATTTAAACTCCGGTGAAAATCGGTTCCGGCGGGGTTTCTCTGCTTTCACAGGCTGAGTCACGGTCGGGGCTGAAGGGTATCGCCCCGGGAAAAGAGCCCGGGCCAGTTGCCCGCAGGAATATTCACCGGAAAGAGGCCAGTCAGTGAATACCTGGTGAAATCGCCTCACCAGAGAAAAAATGGCGGTTTTGCTGACACCAGTCTGCGCAGAAATGCGCGGGTACGACAGTGACTCGTCAAATCTCAGCTGTAGCACACGCAGGATCAATTCTGGATTATCTGCCAGTACCGCTTTTCGTGCATTCATCTTAAATGTCCTTTTACTGCGAAAATGGACATTAGTATCGGAAACAGGAAAGGGAGGCGAAAGACGGTTTAAATGATGCGCTTACCATCTTCCTGACCGCAGGCGTTGATGTTCCATCTGCTCGCTTAGCCGCCTTGGTATGTACAAACACCCATTTGTGATGCTTGCCTATTTGATCACGCAACACTTTACAGGCGGTATCGTTCAGCGCCACACCAATGGCGCGGTTTGATTTGCTCTCTTCTGGATTCACCCAGGCAACTCGTCGCTGCATGTCGATTTGTTGCCATTCCAGATTTATGATGTTCGACTTTCTCAGACCAGTTGCCAGCGCAAACTTGACGACAGATTTCAGTGGTTCGGGGCACTCATCAATAAGGCGTTTTGCTTCCTCCTTTTCCAGCCATCTGACTCGCTTGTTTCTGACCGCTGGTATCTTGATGACAGGCGCTTTTTCCAGCCACTTCCAGTCGCGTTCTGCAGCACGGAGAATGGCCTTTCTCATGGCAAGATGCTTTGCCTTTGTCTGAGTTGGTACTGGCTTTGGTTCATAAACAGGCAGTTCTTTACCTTTCCTGATGGCGGCCTGAACTTTCTGTTTCCATATTTCTTTCGTCTTTCTGTTATGCATTCTGCTTACAGCAGAGTAAATCTTTGCCTCCGAGATATCTTTAAGCCTTATACCCTCAAAATGTTCAAGCCAGAACTCAATCCGGCTTTTATCTGAATCGAGAGATTTTTTATCAGCTTTTTCCTCAAGCCATCTTAGGCAGGCCTCTTCAAAAGTGACATCAGGTAAATCCCCTAGCTTTTCTACTCGCCAGAGTTCTGCTTTTCGCTTGTCGTGCAACTCCTGAGCTTGCCGCTTGTCCTTTGTGCCAAGAGATTCCTTAATTCGTTTCCCGCCCGGGAGCGAATACGAGGCATACCATATTTCATTTCTGCGGAAGAGTGACATTTTCTTTCCTCTGTTATGCCATCACCCGCGCTCACCTGGACAGTATGCAGCGGAGACTGAAGCGCCGCAATGCAGGCTTGCCGTGTTGTGAGGTAAGGAGATTTTGGCTTGGTTGGATCTTTACGTGTTGCCTGTAGGCGGCCTGTTCGTATCCAGTTGGTGGCGGTTGGTCTGGATATCTTAAGAAACTGACAGGCCTCATCGAGTGTGAGGCTGTATGATTCCATGGTTACCTCTGCTTTTTGAACGCATGTCACGTAACTTCTTAATGTGTTCTGCCGTTTCGATCTCTTCTGCTATCCGATCTGCATCAGCTTTATTCACAGGTTCAAAGTCATGATTAAAGCGGAACATGCTGGCGATACATGTTCTGCCTTTTCGGATGTAGTGAACTTTGTTGTGGGTAGAACGCAGGATTTTGCAGGGAGTGCCGTGGTGGTCGACGTACCAGGTGTTAGGCAAAATGATTCTGAACATTTTTACACCTCAGTTGGACGATGTTGAAATTTGCTGCTTTGAGGCCATCACAATCCCCATTGTTTGTTCTTAAGTTCGATCTCCTCCTGGCAGCTTGCACAAGTCCGACAACCCTGAACGGCCAGGCGTCTTCGTTCATCTATGGGATCGCCACACTCACAACAATGAGTGGCAGATATAACCTGGTGGTTCAGACGACGCATTTTTATTGCTGTATTGCGCTGTAATTCTTCGATTTCTGATGCTGAATCAATGATGTCTGCCATCTTCCATTAATCCCTGAATTGTTGGTTAATACGCTTGAGGGTGAATGCGAATAATAAAAAAGGAGCCTGTAGCTCCCTGATGATTTTGCTTTTCATGTTCATCGCTCCTTAAAGACGCCGTTTAACATGCCGATCGCCAGGCTTAAATGAGTCGGTGTGAATCCCATCAGCGTTACCGTTTCGCGGTGCTTCTTCAGTACGCTACGGCAAATGTCATCGACGTTTTTATCCGGAAACTGCTGTCTGGCTTTTTTGATTTCAGAATTAGCCTGACGGGCTATGCTGCGAAGGGCGTTTTCCTGCTGAGGTGTCATTGAACAAGTCCCATGTCGGCAAGCATAAGCACACAGAATATGAAGCCCGCTGCCAGAAAAATGCATTCCGTGGTTGTCATGCAGCCTCCCGACGGGCAAGAATCCTTGAGCCGAACGCCATCAACTCTCCACGATCAACGGTCGTAAAGTGGCAGTGTGTACGGGGGTATGGGTGCCAGATAATGAGCATCGAGCCTTTATTATTTCCACTGACGTGTTTCCCGGTGAGTGGGTTAATAAATGCCAGTCGTCCTGCCGTGATGAATCTGACCTCACTGGCGGTTTGTATCGCTTCATGAAACCATCCGACAGATGTGTCAGCAGGTAATAACATTACACATCCCACACTGCTGAATTTGTTTTCAGTGGCTGCCTTTTTCACAAAAGGGGAAATATTGCTGTATGGTGGATTCAACCAGACATAACCAGAGGCATATCCCATTGCTTACTGGTTGGTTACCAACTTGTACCAGAACATGCGGGCCAATGCGCTGACTGACGCGGAATTACGGCGCAAGGCTGCCGATGAACTGTCCTGTATGACCGCGCGAATTAACCGTGGTGAGGCGATACCTGAACCAGTAAAACAACTTCCTGTCATGGGCGGTAGACCTCTAAATCGTGCACAGGCTCTGGCGAAGATCGCAGAAATCAAAGCTAAGTTCGGACTGAAAGGATCAAGTGTATGACGGGCAAAGAGGCAATTATTCATTACCTGGGGACGCATAAGAGCTTCTGTGCACAGGACGTTGCCGCGGTAACAGGTGCAACCGTAACCAGCATAAATCAGGCTGCGGCTAAAATGGCGCGGGCAGGAATCCTGGTCGTTGATGGTAAGGTCTGGCGAACGGTGTATTACCGGTTCGCTACCAGAGAAGAACGGGAAGGAAAGGTGAGCACGAATCTGATTTTTAAGGAGTGTCGCCAGAGTGCCGCGATGAAACGGGTACTGAGGGTATATAAAAGAACATCAATGGGAACACAATGATGAAACAGGTGAGTTGAGTTCAAACTGTAGTACAATTCTCTCCAGTTTGAACAGGAAAGAATATGCTATGAACCCTTATATTTATCTTGGTGGTGCAATACTTGCAGAGGTCATTGGTACAACCTTAATGAAGTTTTCAGAAGGTTTTACACGGTTATGGCCATCTGTTGGTACAATTATTTGTTATTGTGCATCATTCTGGTTATTAGCTCAGACGCTGGCTTATATTCCTACAGGGATTGCTTATGGTATCTGGTCAGGAGTCGGTATTGTCCTGATTAGCTTACTGTCATGGGGATTTTTCGGCCAACGGCTGGACCTGCCAGCCATTATAGGCATGATGTTGATTTGTGCCGGTGTGTTGGTTATTAATTTATTGTCACGAAGCACACCACATTAAAATAATTTGTTTCTAAACGACTAAAATATGGAGGCTCTTATATTTATATGAGCCTCGTTTTATGCTTTTTGTTAATGTCTTTATTTTTTATGTATTCTTTTGTGCTTTCAAGATTATGGCGTAAGAAAATTGCAATACGATTATTGTTGTATATTCAAGATAATGTGACCTTAATTGTCTTTTTAAATAAAAATTAAACAAAAATTATATCCCACCACTAAGGTTTATAAAAGCATACGTTAGCAGGTGTCACCATGAAAAAAGCCATAGCATATATGCGATTTTCATCACCAGGTCAGATGTCTGGCGACTCATTAAACCGACAGAGAAGACTTATTGCTGAATGATTAAAGGTAAATAGTGATTATTATCTTGATACCATAACATATGAAGATTTAGGATTAAGTGCATTCAAAGGAAAGCATGCACAATCAGGAGCTTTTTCGGAATTTTTAGATGCTATAGAGCATGGTTATATATTGCCAGGAACTACATTGTTAGTTGAAAGTCTGGACAGACTTTCAAGAGAAAAAGTCGGTGAAGCGATTGAACGTCTGAAATTGATTTTGAATCACAGTATTGATGTTATAACTCTTTGCGACAATACAGTCTATAATATTGACTCTTTGAATGAGCCATATTCATTAATAAAAGCCATACTTATAGCACAAAGGGCAAATGAAGAAAGCGAGATAAAGTCAAGTCGGGTTAAATTATCATGGAAGAAAAAACGGCAGGATGCACTGGAATCAGGTACGATTATGACGGCGTCTTGTCCGAGATGGCTCTCCTTAGATGACAAAAGAACGGCTTTTGTTCCAGACCCCGACAGGGTGAAAACTATTGAGCTAATTTTTAAACTCAGGATGGAAAGGCGCTCATTGAATGCAATAGCCAAGTATTTAAATGATCATGCTGTAAAGAATTTCTCAGGAAAAGAAAGTGCATGGGGACCTTCTGTAATTGAAAAATTATTAGCGAATAAAGCTCTGATAGGTATATGCGTACCTTCATATCGTGCAAGAGGGAAAGGGATAAGTGAAATCGCTGGCTATTATCCCAGAGTCATATCAGATGATTTGTTTTACGCTGTACAGGAAATTCGGTTGGCACCTTTTGGTATTAGCAATAGTAGCAAGAATCCTATGCTAATAAATCTACTTCGAACAGTTATGAAGTGTGAGGCTTGTGGTAATACCATGATTGTTCATGCGGTATCTGGAAGTTTGCATGGCTATTATGTTTGTCCGATGAGAAGATTACATCGATGTGACAGGCCATCAATAAAAAGAGATTTGGTTGATTATAATATCATTAATGAATTGCTTTTTAATTGTAGCAAAATTCAACCAGTTGAAAACAAGAAAGATGCTAATGAAACTTTAGAGTTAAAAATTATTGAGCTTCAGATGAAAATTAATAATTTAATCGTTGCATTGTCTGTCGCGCCTGAAGTTACCGCTATAGCAGAGAAAATAAGACTATTAGATAAGGAATTACGAAGGGCTTCGGTATCATTGAAAACTTTGAAGAGTAAAGGTGTAAATTCATTCAGTGATTTTTATGCTATTGACTTAACCAGTAAAAATGGACGAGAGTTATGCCGTACACTTGCCTATAAAACATTCGAAAAAATCATAATTAATACGGATAATAAAACCTGTGATATCTATTTTATGAATGGCATTGTTTTTAAACACTATCCTTTAATGAAAGTAATATCCGCCCAGCAGGCGATAAGTGCTCTCAAATATATGGTTGATGGTGAGATTTATTTCTAAATAATGATCTCGGATTTTAAGTTATGCTATGGTGATAAAGTGCAAGACAGAATTAATTATCTTTGACGAAACTTAATGGGTAATTACTTTGTTTGCTCCCACAAGCGAGTTTTGTACGGCTGTATTGGGGTAGTAAATGAGCTATACAATCTTAATCATTTGTTAGGTGAGAACTCTTGGTCGCAGATTCAAATACTGAAAATACGTGACAAATTATTATGAGCAAAATGGTGTATGTCACGTATTTTGAATGGTAGGTTAAAAAATAACACCGACTTTCGTAGGTATTACTAATAATAAAGCAGAGTTTTTAGATAGTATCAATGTGCTTTGTGTATATTGTGGCAAATAATTGGGTTGGGGGTACAATTGTGATTGCTTTTGCATGAACATTGCGCCTTTATGCATAATGAGATAAAGGAATATCAAATAAAATAACGATAGGTCATAACAAAGAGGTTTTTATGAAAACACTTATCGTTTCAACTGTATTGGCATTCATAACATTTTCTGCGCAGGCTGCAGCATTTCAGGTCACTAGTAATGAAATAAAAACAGGAGAGCAACTTACAACGTCTCATGTCTTTTCTGGATTTGGGTGTGAAGGTGGTAATACATCGCCCTCATTAACCTGGTCTGGTGTTCCTGAAGGTACCAAAAGCTTTGCCGTAACTGTATATGATCCAGATGCACCTACAGGCAGTGGTTGGTGGCATTGGACTGTTGTTAATATTCCAGCAACAGTAACATATTTGCCCGTTGATGCAGGGAGACGTGATGGAACAAAACTGCCGACTGGTGCTGTTCAAGGCCGAAATGATTTTGGCTATGCTGGGTTTGGTGGCGCATGTCCTCCTAAAGGAGATAAACCACATCATTACCAGTTTAAAGTATGGGCTCTAAAAACTGAAAAGATTCCTGTAGATTCTAACTCCAGCGGAGCGTTAGTTGGTTATATGCTTAATGCTAATAAAATCGCAACCGCTGAGATAACACCAGTTTATGAGATAAAGTAGGGTGAGAGTATGCTGGCAAGAGGTAAGACTAACTTAAAGATCGAAGAAATACGGATGCATAAACATCATGAGATTCATAGGGTTAAGCCTCTTATGCCAGCTTTGTGTCGTATCCGTCAGGGAAAGAAAGTTATCAATTGGGAGACGCATACTTTAACTGTTGATAATAATCAAATAATATTATTTCCTTGTGGTTATGAATTTTATATTGAGAATTATCCTGAAGCAGGGCTTTATCTTGCAGAAATGCTTTACTTACCCATTGATTTAATTGAGAGTTTCCAAAAACTTTATACGGTAACTGATCAAATACGTAACAAAACAAGTTTCTTTTTACCTCAGAATCCTGAGTTAATATATTGTTGGGAGCAACTAAAAACATCTGTTTCCCGAGGCTTCTCAACTAAAATTCAGGAGCACTTAGCAATGGGCGTTCTACTTTCGTTAGGAGTGAATCATGTTAATCATTTACTTTTATCATATAGTAAACAATCATTGATAAGTCGTTGTTATAACCTGCTGCTATCCGAACCCGGCACAAAATGGACAGCAAACAAGGTTGCTCGATATCTCTACATTTCTGTTTCTACATTACATCGCCGTCTAGCAAGCGAGGGGGTAAGTTTCCAAAGTATACTGGACGATGTGAGGTTAAATAATGCGTTGTCTGCTATACAAACGACGGTAAAACCTATAAGCGAGATTGCCAGAGAAAATGGTTATAAGTGTCCTTCTCGTTTTACTGAAAGATTTCATAATCGTTTTAATATAACACCAAGAGAGATAAGAAAAGCTTCCAGAGAGTAAAAGTGTTTTAAGAAGGAGCAATTCTATCGATTTTGATTTTGGGAAATCAACACGGCATAATTATGTCACCGGAGCCTGAACAACTCCGGTGACTTCTGCGCTAAACGGGGACGTTTATGCGCACATACAATCCAAACTCTCTTCTCCCTTCACAGATGCAGAAATGCACCTGCAATTCTTTGCATCTAGCGTTTGACCTCTGCGGAGGTGAAGCGTGAACCTCTCACAAGACGGCATCAAATTACATCGCGGCAACTTCACCGCTATCGGTCGGCAGATCCAGCCTTATCTGGAGGAGGGCAAATGCTTTCGCATGGTGCTTAAACCGTGGCGTGAGAAACGCAGTCTTTCCCAGAATGCACTCAGCCACATGTGGTACAGCGAAATCAGTGAATACCTCATCAGCAGGGGTAAAACGTTCGCCACTCCAGCTTGGGTAAAAGATGCTCTCAAACACACATATCTCGGTTATGAAACCAAAGACCTGGTTGATGTCGTAACCGGTGATATCACCACTATCCAGTCGTTACGCCATACCTCCGACCTTGATACCGGAGAGATGTATGTCTTCCTGTGTAAGGTTGAAGCCTGGGCGATGAATATTGGCTGCCACCTGACTATTCCGCAGAGCTGCGAGTTCCAGCTGCTGCGTGATAAGCAGGAGGCGTAATGGCTACACCGCTTATTCGTGTCATGAACGGACACATCTACAAAGTACCAAATCGTCGTAAGCGTAAGCCTGAGCTGAAACCATCCGAAATACCAACACTGCTCGGATATACCGCCAGCCTGGTTGATAAAAAATGGTTGCGACTGGCAGCAAGGAGGAATCATGGCTGATTTGAGAAAAGCAGCGCGTGGTCGGGAATGCCAGGTAAGAATCCCTGGCGTATGTAATGGCAATCCTGAAACGTCTGTACTGGCACATATCCGGCTGGCTGGATTGTGCGGTACCGGTATCAAACCGCCAGACCTGATTGCCACCATTGCATGTTCTGCCTGTCACGACGAGATCGACCGTCGCACGCATTTTGTTGACGCTGGATATGCAAAAGAATGCGCGCTGGAAGGTATGGCGAGAACGCAGGTTATCTGGCTGAAAGAGGGGGTAATTAAGGCGTGAATACCTACAATATCACATTACCCTGGCCGCCGAGCAATAATCGCTATTACCGCCATAATCGCGGGCGCACGCACATCAGCGCAGAGGGGCAGGCATACCGCGAAAACGTCGCCCGAATCATTAAAAACGCAATGCTGGATATCGGCCTGGCTATGCCTGTGAAAATCCGCATTGAGTGTCACATGCCGGATCGCCGTCGCCGTGACCTGGATAATCTACAAAAGGCCGCTTTTGACGCACTCACCAAAGCAGGTTTCTGGCTGGATGATGCTCAGGTCGTTGATTACCGCGTTGTGAAGATGCCGGTTGTCAAAGGTGGAAAGCTGGAACTGACCATCACTGAACAGGGAGATGAATGATGTTTGAGTTTTATATGGCAGAACTTCTTCGCCACCGCTGGATGCGCCTGCGCTTATATCGTTTCCCCGGTTCTGTTTTGACCGATTACCGAATACTGAAGAATTACGCCAAAACACTGACAGGAGCAGGAGTATGAAGTCAGAGATAACAATCAACTAATACTGTTTTGTTGATTTTTGCTTGTAATTGGCGTTCTGGTCTGAGTTTTGTGGAGTAAGTTGATGCGTGATATTCAGATGGTTCTTGAGCGTTGGGGAGCGTGGGCGGCTAATAATCATGAAGATGTGACCTGGTCGTCCATTGCCGCCGGTTTTAAGGGATTAATTCCTTCAAAAGTAAAATCTCGCCCACAATGTTGTGACGATGACGCGATGATCATTTGCGGGTGCATGGCCCGTCTGAAAAAGAACAACAGCGATTTGCATGATTTATTAGTAGATTATTATGTAGTCGGTATGACATTCATGTCACTGGCAGGTAAGCATTGCTGCTCTGATGGTTATATCGGGAAAAGGTTACAGAAGGCTGAGGGCATAATTGAAGGGATGTTAATGGCATTAGATATCCGGTTAGAGATGGATATCGTTGTTAATAACTCTAATTAATATGCCAATTGTTTACTAAAAATTATTAAAAATGGGGCGTTGAGACGCCCCCAAAAATAAAGGGTAATATATAACAGAAGGTTTATATAGTTAGAAGCAAGGTTGTGCTTCTAAAGGAAGTGGCTTGAGGGAGCCACTTATATGTTGGGGAGGCAAAGCCTCCCGCAACATATCTTTTTCGTAATCAGATTAGAACTGATACACCAGACCTACAGCGACGATGTCGTCGGTATCAATACCAGCTGTTTTGGTAAACTTACTATCGTCAATTAAGTTGATTTTGTAATCAACAAAAGTGGACATGTTTTTATTAAAGTAGTAAGTAGCACCGACATCGACATACTTGACTAAGTCTCGGTCACCATGAACACCAAGGTCTTTACCTTTTGACTGAAGGTAAGCAACAGATGGTCGCAGACCGAAGTCAAACTGATATTGTGCTACTGCTTCAAAGTTTTGTGCTTTGTTTGCAATATGGTTATTACCAAAAACGGTCATATTCTGAGTTTCAGAATATGTGGTAGCCAGATAGATATTGTTCGCATCATATTTCAGGCCTGCAGCCCATACTTCCGCATTTTTGCCGGAGGCATTGAATTTGCTCTTACCATAGGCGACCTGACCGTCAGTGCGATCTGATTTAGCATAGGTTGCACCCACGCCGAATCCTTCATACTCATAAGTAGTGGAGAAACCGAAACCATCACCATTGGCTTCAGTTACGTCAGTGCGGTCATTTTTACCCTGATACTGAGCAGCAAAGTTCAGGCCATCGACCAGACCAAAGAAGTCGTTGTTACGATAGGTTGCAACACCAGTGGTGCGACCAGTCATGAACACATCTGTTTGGGTCCAGGTATCGCCACCGAATTCTGGCAGAACGTCAGTCCACGCACCGATGTCGTATGCTACACCGTAGTTACGGCCGTAATCGATTGAGCCGTAGTCACCGAATTTCAGGCCTGCAAATGCAAGACGGGTTTTGTCTTTGGAGGAACCTTGAGATTCAGCGCGGTTGCCTTTGAATTCATATTCCCACTGACCGAAACCAGTCAGTTGATCGTTGATTTGGGTTTCACCTTTGAAGCCAAGACGGGCATAAGTAGTATCACCATCATCTGCATCGTTAGAGGAAAAGTAGTGCTTGGCATTAACTTTCCCGTACAGATCCAGCTTGTTACTGTCTTTATTATAAATTTCAGCTGCCTGAGCAGACATCGCCATCAGTACTGATGCAGCTACAGCAGAAATTGCCACTGTTAATTTTTTCATCGTGAGCCCTTTTTTTTGAACTATTATTAAAAAATGATGTCACTGCGCGATAAATATTCATCTAATCAATGTGATTATTTCAAGATGTAAGTTTTAGTTTCTCATTTAATTTGTGAAGTAGATCTCTATTTTTATCTGAACTTTTTCTATCGAAACCTATTTATGGCTCTTATTTGAACAAAAATAAACCTATTAGCTAATTTATATTAATGGCTGTTATTTATGGGGGTTCTATAATTCAGTGGTTTAATTTAAATCAACCAAAAATAACGCCGGAAATTATTTATTGGTTATTTGTTGAGGTTTTCTTATATATTTGTGGTGGTGTTTTGAACACTCGGTAGCATTCTCATAAATATCATTCAGTGGTTTACGTACGTAAAAAATTGGTTATGCTGTTAAGAGTGGTTACTTCGTCACACAGCTTAAACCCGCCGTCGAGCTGGTTTTTCCATTTTTTGAGTCTCGATATTAGCTGATAACTCAATACCTGAGTTATTCACTGACTCCGAGTCTGTTACGTTTCTGCTTTTTTGCGATACGTTGTATTCCCTCAATTTACACCCGCTTTGTCTGCGAGGTGGGGTTATGAAATCCATGGATAAGTTAACAACGGGTGTCGCCTATGGCACCTCAGCAGGTAGTGCCGGTTACTGGTTTTTACAGCTGCTCGATAAAGTCACGCCCTCACAGTGGGCAGCAATAGGTGTGCTGGGTAGCCTGGTATTTGGCCTGCTGACGTACCTGACAAACCTTTATTTCAAGATTAAAGAAGATAAGCGCAAGGCTGCGAGAGGTGAATAATGCCTCCATCATTACGAAAAGCCGTTGCTGCTGCTATTGGTGGCGGAGCAATTGCTATAGCATCAGTGTTAATCACTGGCCCAAGTGGTAACGATGGTCTGGAAGGTGTCAGCTACATACCATACAAAGATATTGTTGGTGTATGGACTGTATGTCACGGGCATACAGGAAAAGACATCATGCTCGGTAAAACGTATACCAAAGCAGAATGCAAAGCCCTCCTGAATAAAGACCTTGCCACGGTCGCCAGACAAATTAACCCGTACATAAAAGTTGATATACCGGAAACAACGCGCGGCGCTCTTTACTCGTTCGTTTACAACGTGGGCGCTGGCAATTTCAGAACATCGACGCTTCTTCGCAAAATAAACCAGGGCGATATCAAAGGCGCATGTGATCAGCTACGTCGCTGGACATATGCTGGCGGTAAGCAATGGAAAGGTCTCATGACTCGTCGTGAGATTGAGCGTGAAATCTGTTTGTGGGGTCAGCAATGAACAGAGTAACCGCGATTATCTCCGCTCTGGTTATCTGCATCATCGTCTGCCTGTCATGGGCTGTTAATCATTACCGTGATAACGCCATTACCTACAAAGCCCAGCGCGACAAAAATGCCAGAGAACTGAAGCTGGCGAACGCGGCAATTACTGACATGCAGATGCGCCAGCGTGATGTTGCTGCACTGGATGAAAAATACACGAAGGAGTTAGCTAATGCGAAAGCTGAAAATGATGCTCTGCGTGATGATGTTGCCGCTGGTCGTCGTCGGTTGCACATCAAAGCAGTCTGTCAGTCAGTGCGTGAAGCCACCACCGCCTCCGGCGTGGATAATGCAGCCTCCCCCCGACTGGCAGACACCGCTGAACGGGATTATTTCACCCTCAGAGAGAGGCTGATCACTATGCAAAAACAACTGGAAGGAACCCAGAAGTATATTAATGAGCAGTGCAGATAGAGCTGCCCATATCGATGGGCAACTCATGCAATTATTGTGAGCAATACACACGCGCTTCCAGCGGAGTATAAATGCCTAAAGTAATAAAACCGAGCAATCCATTTACGAATGTTTGCTGGGTTTCTGTTTTAACAACATTTTCTGCGCCGCCACAAATTTTGGCTGCATCAACAGTTTTCTCCTGTCCAATTCCCGAAACGAAGAAGTGATGGGTGATGGTTTCCTTTGGTGTTACTGCTGTCGGTTTGTTTCCAACAGTAAACGTCTGTTGAGCACATCCTGTAATAAGCATTGCCAGAGCGGCAGAAAACAACATTTTTTTCATCTTATTATCCTGCATTGTTAAAAACGGCAGAATCCTATGTGACAAAAATTAAACGATAGTTAAATGGATTGATGAAAATTAAAACTATATAGGTGGATGCTCAGCCTATTGGAGGAGGGGGGGGCACTCAGAATCCTGTGGAATGAAATAAACCGCTCTTTCTGTCCATTACCCTTTTAGCTGCGCTGTATCGTCGCCGTATTCCCGCATTAACCATGACCGTAGCCCGACGGGGAATTCCTTCTGCGTGAGTGTGCGGGAATAATCAAAAACGATGCACACCGGGTTTTACTGTGCTGACAGACGCAGGGTTACCCTCATAGTCGCTTTTCCGGTGCGATGGTGGAAGAAACCGGGATGTTTATTCATCATCACTCTGGATTGATGTATATGCTCTCTTTTCTGACGTTAGTCTCCGACGGCAGGCTTCAATGACCCAGGCTGAGAAATTCCCAGACCCTTTTTGCTCAAGAGCGATGTTAATTTGTTCAATCATTTGGTTAGGAAAGCGGATGTTGCGGGTTGTTGTTCTGCGGGTTCTGTTCTTAGTTGACATGAGGTTGCCCCGTATTCAGTGTCGCTGATTTGTATTGTCTGAAGTTGTTTTTACGTTAAGTTGATGCAGATCAATTAATACGATACCTGCGTCATAATTGATTATTTGACGTGGTTTGATGGCGTAGATGCACGTTGTGACATGTAGATGATAATTATTATCATTTTGCGGGTCCTTTCCGGCGATCCGACAGGTTACGGGGCGGCGACCTCGCGGGTTTTCGCTATTTATGAAAATTTTCCGGTTTAAGGCATTTCCGTTCTTCTTCGTCGTAACTTAATGTTTTTATTTAAAATACCCCCTGAAAAGAAAGGAAACGACAGGTGCTGAAAACGAGCTTTTGGGCCTCTGTCGTTTCCTTTCTCTGTTTTTGGCCGTGGAATGAACAATGGAAGTCAACAAAAAGCAGCTGGCTGACATTTTCGGTGCGAGTATCCGTACCATTCAGAACTGGCAGGAACAGGGAATGCCCGTTCTGCGAGGCGGTGGCAAGGGTAATGAGGTGCTTTATGACTCTGCCGCCGTTATAAGATGGTATGCCGAAAGGGATGCTGAAATTGAGAACGAAAAGCTGCGCCGGGAAGTTGAAGAACTGCGGCAGGCCAGCGAGACAGATCTCCAGCCAGGGACTATTGAGTACGAACGCCATCGACTTACGCGTGCGCAGGCCGACGCACAGGAGCTGAAAAATGCCAGAGACTCCGCTGAAGTGGTGGAAACCGCATTCTGTACTTTCGTGCTGTCGCGGATCGCAGGTGAAATTGCCAGTATTCTCGACGGGATCCCCCTGTCGGTGCAGCGGCGTTTTCCGGAACTGGAAAACCGACATGTTGATTTCCTGAAACGGGATATCATCAAAGCCATGAACAAAGCAGCCGCGCTGGATGAACTGATACCCGAACACGGCACTGGTCGGCGTGCAGGTGGACTCGGAGCAGTTCGGCAGCCAGCAGGTGAGCCGTAATTATCATCTTCGCGGGCGCATTCTGCAGGTGCCGTCGAACTATAACCCGCAGACGCGGCAATACAGCGGTATCTGGGACGGAACGTTTAAGCCGGCATACAGCAACAACCCGGCCTGGTGTCTGTGGGATATGCTGACCCACCCGCGCTACGGCATGGGGAAACGTCTTGGTGCGGCGGATGTGGATAAATGGGCGCTGTATGTCATCGGCCAGTACTGCGACCAGTCAGTGCCGGACGGTTTTGGCGGCACGGAGCCGCGCATCACCTGTAATGCCTACCTGACCACGCAGCGTAAGGCGTGGGATGTGCTCAGTGATTTCTGCTCGGCGATGCGCTGTATGCCGGTATGGAACGGGCAGACGCTGACGTTCGTGCAGGACCGACCATCAGATAAGGTGTGGACCTATAACCGCAGTAATGTGGTGATGCCGGATGATGGCGCGCCGTTCCGCTACAGCTTCAGCGCCCTGAAGGACCGCCATAATGCCGTTGAGGTGAACTGGATTGACCCGAATAACGGCTGGGAGACGGCGACAGAGCTTGTTGAAGATACGCAGGCCATTCTCCGTTACGGTCGTAACGTCACGAAGATGGATGCCTTTGGCTGTACCAGCCGGGGGCAGGCACACCGCGC